CAGTAAGCACTCCAGCGACAAGATTAACGTCAGCGAATGGGGTAGTGTATATGGAACCAAGAGGACCTGTCGGCCCGGTTGCTCCAGTGGGACCTGTTGCTCCCGTAGGACCAGTAGGACCTATGGAACCAGTAGGACCCGTCGAACCGGTAGGGCCTGTGACCGCAGAATCTGCACCTGTGGGACCTTGTGGGCCGGTAGGACCAGTGGGACCAGTTGCACCCGTTGCTCCAGTAGGGCCGGTAACCGTAGAATCAGCACCCGTAGGGCCAGTAGTACCCGTAGGACCAGTGGCACCGGTAGGACCTGTAGGACCTATGGCACCCGTAGGGCCAGTGGCTCCCGTGGAACCTGTCGGTCCGGTAGCTCCGGTAGGCCCGGTATCTCCGGTAGGCCCCGTTACGCCCGCATCATCAATCCTATTAAAAGCACTCTGAGCATCGCCGGTTACCCCGGCAAGAATACCCGCAAAGCCCGTAGTATCAACCGTTATTCTCTTGGCTAATATTGGACCTTTGTCATATCCTTCATCGTGCGCTCTGCCCACTTAGGTATACTCCTTCGCCTTTATACGGTCTGAACTAAAGTCATTCTCGCGCGTGTGATAGTCGTTGTCGCCGCGTTCGACCCTTGACCCGTGAGTTTAAGACGTACATACCCCGTAGCTGCCGGAGCGTACGCTTTAATATGGACGAGCTTATCGTTGACCTGAGCGTCAAACGTGGCCGCATCTTCCGGCACTACGTAATTCGCGTTCGTCAGACCTTCCTGTGCCGCGGTAAGCAGCTCGTTGCCCTGTTCAAGTTCGAGTTTTACATCGACCGCGCCGCCGGAAGCAAACTGATACTCGAACGCAAAGGATACTCCTTTTTGCGAAGGGTATGAGAATGTCCACGCGTTACCCGTACCGGCGACTGCTTTCGAAGTCACGCCTTCGAGCTTTAAAAAATCTATAATCTGCACATTCGGATTTTTCATTTTACTACTCCTTCTCTTTACCGTGTTTTATTCTACCGAGCCGCGCTCTCTTGCGAGCGAGATTCGCGCGCTCAACATTTAATACTTTACCGTCTTCCTGTATTTTCTGCGCTTTTAAATCTACTCTGCGCTCTTCTTCCGCTATCCGATTTTCCCGGGTTAGGACTGCGTCCGCTATTCTCTCCCGCACAACGAGAGCATTTACTCTCGCGGTATAGTCTTGTTCTTTCTCGGAAAGTGTTACGAGCGCCTGTCGTATTCTGCCGTTTTCTTTTTCATTAAAAGCGTTTGCCTTTACAATCGTCGCTTCTCGTTTGCGTATATCAGCTTCACGCGCGACAAGCTCCTCAGAAACTTTACGTATCGCGACTTTCAACTCTGTCTCTAATTTTTCTATGCTGTCCCGGCGCTGCTTCATATCACTGGCATACTCTTTTGCGTCGGCTATCTTTTTAACGAGCTCGGCCCTCAGTACGTCAGCTTGTTTTTTACTCTCAAGCCAAGAGCGTTTATCGTCGTAAACTTTATTCTCGATGTCGGCTAACGTGGTTTTGAGCGAAGCAAGCCGCACTGCTTCTTTATTCGCCGCCGCTTTTGCCGCGCGTTTCTCGGCGTTACAGCGGTCAAGATATTCCGCGTGCTCACGCGCGAGTGTTGAGAAAGAACTACGAAGTTCATTCGAGCGCAGCGCTATCGCCTCGGCGATTTTACGCTCGTTGTTAAGTGCTATGCTGCCGGGAATAATTTTACGTATATGCATTATTCTCTATGCCTTTTCGAACGTAGTGGAAATTTTACGCCTCTATTTGCCGTAACTTTTCATCTATCTCCGCGATTTGTTCAACAAGTCGCGCCCTATCCTCTTTAAGCCCGCGAGGTATAACAACTTCCTCTACGACCTTTTTAATAATAAATCGCCTCTCATCCCCTAACGACGCATCTCCATCTTCCCTCTTAATTCCGATTACTTCTACCATCTTACCCTCCTTTATGTTTTTATGATATACTTCAACGTTATATACGGCTGCAAATTATTATGGGCGGTGTTACTGCCCGCTGAACCAGTATTAGCGGACGTCGCCGTAATACCGGCGGCACCGGGGGCGGTTGTGGATCTTCTTGGGGCAGTAGTATTATTCATCAAAGTATGGGTATGCGATGGGAGTTGCGCCTCGGTTAGTGTATGTGTTTTTGACCCACCGGTTTCTCCTATTGTATCGAACTCAGTATCGGCAGATTTCCCTACAATAACTCTTCCTTTTATATCCGGAACATTAAAATTAGTTCCGCCATCGCCGCCAAAAGTATCCCCTATAATGGCCCATAAAGCGGCATAGTTAGCGACAGCATAAGACGTTCCGTCACACAGTAAATACCCGGTCGGTGCTGTCGCTACCGACCATGCAACTATCGCTCCAGTCGGGTTAGAACCTCCCGCCGTTATAAAGCTACAAGCTGCCGACCCATCTGTTTTTATAGCTTGGCCATTTGTTCCGTCAGCAGCCGGTAATGTTATAGCTCCAGTCTTTACGCTTCCTGCTCTCATTGTGTGTCCTACGTTTTAATGATGTAGTTTATCGTTATATAAGGTTGCAAGTTATTATGCGCCCCCCCGCCTCCGGTCGACTCAGTATTTCCGGCTGACGCATAAGCCGACGTTCCTGTCGTGCAAACTGTGCCACTTGGCGGATTATAGCCCGCATGGGTATGTGCCGCTAATTCCGCCTCGGTTAAGGTATGCGTATTCTCTCCGCCTGTTTCCCCCATTACATCAAACTCAGTATCCGTAGATAGCATGGCCGGAACTCTACCCCGACAATCCGGTAAGGTAAAGTTTCCCCCCGCGTCCGACCCATAGGTGGTAGTAATTAGGGCGTATAAAGCGGCGTATGTCGCTTGTGATACGACAGAACCATCGCATTTTAACCACCCTGACGGAATAGAAGTGGACCCCCATATCACTATTGCTCCGGCAGGAGAACTCCCCGCTACGGAATTAAAAGAACAGGCACCCGACCCATCCGTCCGTATTACGTCGTTCGCGTTTCCGTCCGCCGTAGGAAGGGCATATTTATTCGATACTTTTAATTCTCCAAATCTCATAAAACCTCAGTATTTAATGATGAAGTTTAATGCCATGTAAGGCTGTAAATTGTTATGGTCCGAACCGCTACCAGAACTACTTGTGCTTGCTTTTCCGGCAGAGCCGCTCCCGGTCGATATTATACTCCCGGCCGCGGATGGAGATGAGTGGGTATGCGCCGCCATTTCCGCCTCGGTTAAGGTATGCGTCTTCTCTCCGCCTGTTTCCCCGAGGTTATCAAACTCTGTATCCGCCGATAATCCTACGGCCACTCTACCTCTCATATCGGGGACGTTAAAATTGCCGCCATCGGGTGCTCCGTACGTAGTAGAGATAACCGCAAATAATGCGGCGTATGTTCCCGCCCTTGCATAAGCCGTCCCATCACACAATACCCACCCAGTTGGAGCTGTTGCAGTAGGCCATATCAACATAGTCCCTACGTTCACCCCAGACGCGGTAAGCCACCCACAAGCGGCCGAGCCGTCAGTCTTTATTAGTTGACTGGCTGAGCCATCGACGACAGGTAAAGTATAGCCGTTACTTGCTTTGATTTTTCCGTATCTCATATATCCTTATCCGATGTAGATGTATTCTCCTGTTTTTAAATGTACCTATAGCCCCACGTTCCCGTGAGCGCTCCATAACTTGTAAGGTCAACCGCCACGTTGTTAGCGGTGCCGGTTACTTCGTCTGGAATTATCTGTTTGGCATTGTTATCGAATATAACTACGTTCACCGCGTACGGAGCCGAAAGACCAAGTGTGTGAGTTATAGTAAGCACTCCGGCGGTAAGAGACGCGTTCGTAAATGTGCCGACGAAAGGGCCGGGAGAACCTGTCGGGCCAGTGGGCCCGGGTACTGTCGAAGCTGCTCCGGTAGGACCGGTTACTCCTATCGGGCCGGTAGGACCTGTCGGACCGGTAGGACCTTCAGGACCTTGCGGACCCGTGGGGCCGGTCGCTCCGGGGGCGTAATTCTGTATGCCGTCCCCTGTCGAGTTCCAGCCGATAACCATTCCCGGGTCCGGGTCGAGGAGAGTACCCGTAATGGCGAAAGGTAGATTGACCTTTATCGCGCGGTCTACTTCCTCTTTTATCTGCTGTATGAGCCTCGTTGCCCTGTCGCCCATACTCTCGATTTGCTTTTCACTAAAGCGTCCATTGACGGGGAGAGAAACGACCTGTGTCTCAGGAATGTTACTGACGATGAGAGAA